GCCCACTGGAAACTAAACGCTTAATCAGCTTGTACGCCTCAAACGATCTGATTCCGTTGAGGTTGTCTCCGTACTGATTACGAATCGCTCCACCGACTCCCTCCCTTTTCTCAATCATCTTAATATATTTGTTTAGGGATATGTCGTCAAACTCGAGGTTGTATTTGTCCAATGATAAAACAAACTTCACTAACTCTTCGAACATCGGGTGGTACTTACAATTTTCAAGTATAGAGATAGTTCTGATAGAGAAATAGTCTTTACCTGATAAATCGAATTCTCCGAAGTTTATGAATCTTTCAGGATGTACTATTCTGTTTAGAGCTCGATAAACAGGATAGATGCCACCTTTCACACCACGCTCAATGTAGTAGATATCGTACAATTTTTGTAGGTAAACGCAAAACTCATGAGAGATGAAGGATTTATCTTCATTAACGGTAAGACCTGAAGTTTTAAAACTGTTGATAAGTGAAGAAACTTCGTCCTCACCCTGAAGACAGTAGATCCCATCATCCCCAAGAATCTGAAACTCGGGTTCCTTGGTAAGCCCAGAATCTAAAGCTATTGTCGCTTGAACAACACTACCAACTACATTAGTAAAAGCGGAGCCCGATGGTATGCCATGTTTACCAGAAACAATACCGTCGGGTGTAACTAAGCTTATAGAACCGAACCTCTCTTTAATGATATCGATCTGCTCGCCATAGCTACTCTGAAACAAAGACTTGAAGTAGGTGAAAGCTAAGTCTTGAAGTTCCGTCTTCACGCTAGTGTCGTAGTTACTGAAATCTATGCTCAATAACGTTCTGCCTGAGTTACTACACTCAGAGACCAAATTCGTAGCGAATTGATCTACGTCTTGCGGGGAAATAAGTGCTCGCTGCCAAGACTTAGTCTTTAAGTACTCCAGAAGTGGGTAAAACACGATACCTTCATAAATAACGTTAGCTATAGGGAAACCCCAGACCACACGTGTTTTAAGCTGTTCCTGTGTACGGACAAAGGGTACGGCAGGTAGGTTCAATTTGAACTCTTCCATTAATACATCCTTGTCCCGATATTTATCCTTAATAGATCCCTTCGGAACCATATCTTTCAACCCTGAGTTTGTTGAATTTCTTATCTTATCAACAACTTTGTCTAAAGTAGAACCACGCAAACGGTTTCTACACTTAGGGTCAACGGCGATGCACTGCGGCAGTTTAGCAATGTTACTCTCATCGAAGGTTTTGAGAGTGCTCTCTTTAATATCACTCCAAGGTTGAGCGTTAGATCGCGAACCATATTTAGACTTTTGGTTCATTTCGATATCAAGGAGTGTGTCGTTAAGAAGAGACTCGTTAGCTTCGAATATTACTTCAAAATCCCGAAGAATCTGATCAGGTCCACGCCTCTCGGCTATTGCAGATACAAGAGGTGGATTTTCCAGACTACCTGCTACTAGTCTATTAAGAAAGAGGGACAGACGGGATAGCGCGGCTGATGAAACACCGAAATCCTTAACCTCGTCAAGTGTGCGTCGTAATCTTATCTTCTTAACCATAAACTTATCGCTTGCCTCTTCTCTTACCCTTCTTGAAAGTATCTTTACCTCTACCATCATTAGTGATGCCTAGGTTACCGATATCTAACAAGAAGCTCAGGTAGTTATCCTGAACTGTATTACAGGCCGCAACAGTCATACCTTCAAGTCTGTAAGTCCCTAATGGGGTACTACGTTCTTTAAAAGTACCATCCACAGTATTTGCGTAAATGCTAGAACCCATAGCAGGAATGTGAGTAGTAGTATTCCAAGGGTTTGTGTTGTCGAATCTCCACTTTGCGTTACCACTCACACCTTTAGCAAACTTATAGCGATTAGTTAAGTTTCCTCCGTCAGTTGCTGAAGTAACTGGAACCAGGAAACCTGACCAGCACTCAGATAGTGCATCAAAATCTAAGACACTAAACATTGCCTGTTGATCACCCCTAATGTCAGTAGCGTGTGGTGTCGTACTGATATAGTGTTGTTCGTCTCCACTCCCCGTTCGAGAAGTATAAGTAGGAGAGTACAGAACATCCGTTGATTCACTAGGATCATTTGTAACCATAGGCGAGTTCATGAACACGTTCAAGTGATCACGGTCATATAAGTGGGCACTGTACTGTGATGTACCCACTTTGACTGCAACCCATTCTGGTAACACGCGTGATAGCATGTCTGTGGTTCCAATGAATTCTTCGTCTTGCAATAGAGTCTGCAAGCAATACTTAATTCCCTGTGTGTCAGTAGGGATAGAATCCAAGTTGCCATAGCCACCGTCAAGTGAAAGAGGTGTAAAGCTATAGCTAGATGAAGTACCACTAGCGTCGCTAGTATGGTAGATCGCGTATAGATGAGCAAGCTCATTATACAATCTAGGTGGAATGGGTAGATCATTTAGCCTTTCAGCAAGAAGCTGTAGATACTGTAGATCACTAACGTCGAACATGTCACGTAAACCATTCCTAGCTGTATTCTTCCCGTTTAGCACTGTGTATTGATATGTGTTTGCATAAAACAGATATGTCGAAATAGCCGTTGAGATGCTATTTACATACAATTCCATTCTAGCATAACTAAATCTAGTCACAGCTTGAACGTTGAAACCACATCGCATCTGAGCTAG